TCTTGAGGGATAAAAGACTGGTTTGTTGACAGTAATCCTTCTTGTGGTTCTGAATCACCACCTAATATATTGTTCTTTAGATAGTCTAATAATGAATTAACACCTTCATCTAATTGTTGCCCTGTTTCAGTCTTATTAAACGCTTTAGTCGCAAGACCACTTAAAATCATTTCTAACAAAGGACTCATAATTTTCTCCTAATTAACCCATCATGCTCATAAACATCTTGAAAATCTCTTCTTGTCTGCTTCTAGCGCCTGTGTCTTTTGTGTAATTTAACGCTCCACTAATATCTTTAGAATCAAACAAGTCAAGTATTCCACCAGGAGTTCCTTGTGTTTCATAAGAATAATAAGGCGCTTGTGGGTCATACCCACCTCTTAATGAATCAATATTACCCTGTTGTATTCCACTATTGATAGCAGGTAAAGTCTGACCGTTCATTTGATATTCAGGCATAAAACTTTGCTCTGTTCCAATTCCTAAATTACCCATTCCTGTACGTTGACCCATACGACCCAACCAATCATCACCTGCGTGTGAAAGAAAACCATCTTGTGTTTGAGCCTTTAAACCTTCGTATTGTCTAGCGGTACTTACTGCGTCTTCATTACTATCAAAATCGTTTTTCTCTAAAAGACCCTTTAGTTTATCTTCTTCGTCATTCTTCTTGTTCCAATTACTTATTGTGTCCATCAAGAATCCCATAACTATCTCCTATGACATTGCTAATGTTAAGTAATCGAATAGACCTGGTTGTTTTGCTGTTGTTTGTGTCTGTGGAACTGGTGTAGCACCAAGAGCCTGAGTAACATAACCAATAGATGTAGAAGGTTGATTTGTATAACCTTGGAATCTTTGTTTAGCAGAATCAATAAGCGCTTGTTGCATTGCTTCTTGCTGTGAGCCTTGTTGTGCTAAGTTCTGCGTAACAGTCTGACCCATGCCGAAACCTAGGTTAGATATGTTTGCTAACTGACTTGCTGCACCTAATCTTTGTTGTGCGCCTTGTAGCCCACTCTGAATATCTTGTTGCGCTGCTTGTTGCGCTTGTTGGAATCCTTGTTGTCTCAGACCTGCTGATGATTGTGCAAGTTGTGTAGCCACATCTCTACCCATCTCACCCATAGCAACACCATGACGAGAACCACCAAATGCTTTAGCAGCCTGTGCCTGTGCGCCTAACATATCTAATCCTTTGTCAGCGCCTCGTAATATGTCAGCCTCATTAGCCTTAATAACTTCAGTAGTATAAGGATTCATGTAAGGAGTCATGCTAGTTGTTGCTAACTGACCTGGCTGATAACCCATTCCTACTGCTGAGTTAATTCCTGCTCCTTTAATTCCTTGAGCAGCCATCTGATTAATGTTTGGGTTTTGTGCTATTCCGCCTGTTTGAGGTCCACCTGCCATATTATTCTCCTAAACAAATAATTTGTTATATTGTGCAACATCCGCAGGTTTGTTAGTTTTTAATTCTGCTAGTGCTTGGTCATATAAAGGCTGACCACTGTAACCTGTAACACCGCTTGAATAAGTAGTAGGTGCTGGTAATCCCCCCATAGGGGTTAATGAGCCTGGGGCTGATAATCCAAAAGCCTCTGATGCTCCAATATTCTGTCTCCAAGCCTCTTGAGTGGCAGGACTAAATGATGCCACATCAGGACCATACCAAGGCATATATCCAACTTTTTGTGCTGTTTCTGCTCTTGCTAAGTTTCTGACTGAAGGTTCTTCAATCCACTTAGGTATTTCTGTTACTTGTGTTTGGCTACCGCCTTTTCCACCGCTCATATCAAAACTCCTTTGCCATAACGATTTGTTGTTCTTTCCAACCGTCTTTATTTAATATTTTTAACCAACCCTTTCTTCCTGATAGGGTCATTCCGTCACACCCTTGGGCTTTAGCCCATTGTACCGCATCTTTGTGCATATCGGTAATCTGTTCTAGTTTCCCACCTGCCAAAAAGACATGTAGGACTTTCTTGTTAGGATACACTACTATCTCTGTTACAGCACATCCTTTTTTACCTGACCATAATTGCATTTTCCCACCAACAACACCATCTACAACGTCAATAAAGGAATGTGTGTCACCACCTTTGTCTAAAGCAGACTGAATCCACTCTCTACAACGTATTAACTCTTCTTTAATATTCACGTTGTTACCTCAACTATTGATAGAGTAACGCTCGGTGTAGATGGTGCAAATGATGTTGCGGTATTATTCTCTAACCATGCTGCCACATCATCAGTCGCCCACATTGCTTGTAAATAATCACCTGCGCTTACTGTAAATAATCCGTTTCTTGATGCAATTTTCTTCTGACCATTCTCGTGAAGTGTAGTAATAATAGTTGAATGGTCTTGAGTTGTACCGTTTATCTTAGGGAAGAAATACACTGTCTTTGTAGAAGCATTTGAAGATGCTAATGTAGCGTGAAAGTTTATATAAAATGTTCCGCCTTTAGCAAAATCAATTCTTGTTGAGTCGCTACCATTAATAGAGATATTGTTATTAACGCCTATATTATTCCAAGTAATGCCATAAGCAGTATCCACAGCACTTGCAGTTTGACTTGTTGTACTATAAACGTAAGCATGAGAGCCACTATTAGTTCCACCGCCTAAACCTAGTGGAATCCATTCTCCATCAATAGACACTACAGGATTCTTGTCTGATTCATCCCACATAAGGATGCCGTTTTCTGCTGCAGAATCACCGTTCTGTTTAAATCTTAAAGCGTCTCTTGTTCTAACAAGGAACGAGTTTAACTTCTCACCCCACGTATTCCAATTAGGTCCTAGTGGCGGTGGCGGTACTGGTGCGCTCATCTAGTGCCACCTGCTTTAGCATCAATTCGCATAATGCCTGAACGCCAATTATGATATCCGTTACCTTCAATCTTAATTCTTACCTGTCTGCCTGTGAATCTAACATCTGTAGGATTCGTCAATGTATAAGGTCCATGTGTAGTCTCTGTATCATTAGGGTACATTCTAGTCTTAAACGACACCTTAACTTCGCCTTGAACCTTCTCATCAGGAATAAGGTTTGTTACTCTCATAACAGTATCACCGTTTCCAAGGCTAATAGGTCCTGATTCAGCAAATGGTACTGATGAGCCGTGATTAATACCTGTCTCTTGTTCGTACAAGTTGCCACTAGCATCACACCAAATAGGATTATCGAACACACCTCTATCAATACAAGCCGTTCTACCTAATTCGCCTACAGTCCAATGTCCTTCTTTGTAATCTAATACAACATATCTGTCGTTCTCAGTAGATGAGCCTGATGGATAAAACCACCAAATCTCACCAAACTGTGAGTTATGTACAGCAGTCACCTTACTAATCTGATTTCGGTTGATGTCATCGAATACATAATCCACAACATCACACTTAATCTCTGTTGCTACTGAACCATCAAATGTGAAGAATGACTTATGACCCATCCAAAAAGCGCCTTCATCTACTGCAACCGCAGCCTTTCTTGATGAAACACCACACGCTGTACCTACACGTTCAAAGCCATATACGAACGGTGGACCTTGGTAGGTTGCTATATGAGCATCATTATCTGTCAATATAATAGTTCTACCACGCATACGAACACCACACATAATCTGTCCTGATGTCTGTAACTCCATATCACCTGATTCATTAGTAGCCGCAGGAGTCCAAACAGTATTGTCTTCTCTGTCTGACCACTGAACCTTACGAGGGTTTCCACCTGATGCTAATGCGAATACAAATCTTTCTTCTGTAACTACTACACCTTTATTATTGACAGGTGCGTTAGTTAGTGCTGTTGGCAATGTAGAAGTGCTTAATGTCCACTCATAAATATTTCCGTCACCTGATGAACAACCAAGTAGGTTCTGACCCCATGTGTCTAATGACCATGTTGTTGCTTCTTGATACACACCTGTAGATGTTCTTGCTGTTCCGTAGTTACCTGTTCCCCAATAACTACCGCCAAATGAAGTATTAACTACAGCGTCTAAATTACCTGAAGTTAGTCCTGTTGGAGTAATGTCATATACAGTGCTTGACTGATTGACGTAATATAATTTGTTGTATGTTCCTGCTACTAAGTTAGTTCCTGAAGTATTATCAACCCAAGAAATCATTGCTCTTGGTGCTGATGCGAATGCTGATGCCTTACGTGTTGTCCAACCGCCCACAGGGCGCATTGAACCATCATGCCAACGAACTAAATTAGCGTCACGCCATCTATTAGATGATTCAAAGTCTGTTCCGTTATTGTGAACACCTGGCGGTAATTGTAATGGTATTAAACTCATGCTGCTATAGTTGTCCAAGTTTCCGACCCTTCAGGAATTAACGTCCAAGTCGATGAGGTTTCTGAAATATCTTCCCACTTCTCTCTTGCTACTGTCAGTGTTCCTGATGAGCCGTTAATGACTACGCTTGAGAACATAATCCTTATACAAGACGCTGTAACAGTCGATGTTGGTGAAATCTGTCCACCACCTAAATATACTACCTCTGCTATTGATGATGTTGTACTTGAAGCAGTGGTTGTAGAACTGCCTAAGTTAATCTTCTCAGCACTGGTTGTGTTTGACGCACTTGCATTTACAGTAGCACTAGACTCTCTAACTCTTGTAGAAGATGATGTTGTGCTAGATGTAGATGTTACAACTAATGACGCGTTAGCCTGACGGCTTCCCACTGTAGTTACAACAGTGTCGCCCATACTTATAGCGCCAGACTCTCTTATTCTACCGCCAATACAGGTTGTTGTTCCTGTGGCTAATACAACTAATGTGCCGTCTTCTAAGTCGGCTGTGGAATACTTCGCCCTATTGTATTTCCACTGGTTATATAACATTTTAGTTCAGTGTTATATCTAGGTCGCCTGTAGGAATACGGAACACATCGCCTGAATCAATAGTTTTTGCTGACGTTAGTGTTGCATAAGCCATTAAGTTTCCTGTTGTTAAAGCATCAAATACACCAACGTGAGTTACTGAACCCCATGAGCCTGTTGCTGTAGGAAATTCAACTGCTGATGAGTTAGATGTAGTATCACCTGATGTAGTAAATGCTACTGATTGACGAGCATAAGCACTACCTGATAATTCTGTACCACCACCTGTCTCACCTGGAGTTGCTGTGTATAAAGCCAAATAAATTGTTGTAGGAGCAGTGTAAGCCGCACCTGCAAATACGTGGTCTAATATTTCTGTTTCTAAAAAGTTTGTGAATGACATTATCCTAATCCTCTTATTTTAAGTTTTAAACCTGAGCCACTAAATCTAGCGTTCTCAGATACTTCGTTTAATCGTGATACTGAAGCAGAATACATCTGCGCCCATACTGCGATTCTCTCATCTTCCCCTAGATACGGTGCTGAATGTAGCAGTGCGCCATAAAGGTACACATCAGGTGCTTCTAGTAAAAGCCAATTATCAGCGTTACTTGAACTAAGAGCCGTTGTCTTAGCGTAGTAAAGCAATTCTGTGTTCACTGTAGCAGACGGTGTTGGGTAGAACTGAAACTGACTGTCTGCGTGTGTGTAATGTGTTGGTGTGCCTGTAGAATCTTCATTAGATGCCCTCTTGTCTGCCATAGCAGCCCTTGAGATTAAATCAAGAGGTGATGTTCCGTTGTCTGTGACGTGGAATCTAATAGTCTCCATCCAATCAGCAGGTATCTGTGCGTATTCATCGTTAGCACTTTGTTGACCACTAGAGCGTTTCTCCATCTTCCAATGACGAATGTCTCTGTTAATCTGTGCTTCTGCTAATGCAATGAAGTTCTCGATAGCCGATGTCAAATCATCTCTATTAAGGAAGTCTGCTACTGCGGTTTTTAGTGTGGTAAACGTGTTTATAGCCATGATTTTATTATATCCCTATTAATTGAACTTTTGATACTTATTTTTATAAGCAGACTTCATGCCTTTTTTGATTATTGCATCAGTGAAATGCTTTAGCGCTTCCTTGCCACCCTCATGCTTAGTCATTGCTTTAATCATCTTGTACATATTCTTATCTGATAACTTGTCAGTAGCAGATAACCCCATGTCGTTTGCTACGTCTTTAATGTATGACTTTGTGTCGTTTTCAGATGGTGGTGCGTAAACAGTAATAATCTTAGTGATTGTATCTAAGCCTCGCTTACGTTTGTTAGTTAAGTCTCTAGTTAATGCTCTGATTCCGTTCTCAGGGTTATCAAACTCTACAAAATCACCGTTCTTTCCTGTCATGCCATCCCACTTAATGTTAGTGGCTTTAATGTTTCCAGGGTTGTTGTTGGTTACACTTGGTACGGTCTTGGTTGGCTTAACACCATCAAGTACACCGTTCATAGGCTTTTCTACTTTCTTCTTAACACTTAATAGACCTTCACCTTCATCTTCTTCTTCCACACTGATAGCGTCTTCACCTAATAGACCACCTGTAGGAATAATTGCTTTAGAGAAGAACAATTCAGGATTCTTTTTAAACGCACTAAGATAACCCTCTTGGTCTTTGTACTCTATGATGTTTTTAATACCCAACTTTTTTAAGCGCTCTATTGACTTTGTATCGCCCTTTGGAACAATGGCAGTCTTAAACTCACCAATATTAACAATTCTATTAGGTTTAGACTCAAAATAAGCGGTAGGCATTTCTCTACCCATTTTCTCCAACGGCTTAACGAGTTGTTTGATTTTTACTATATCAGATGTGTTTAGTTGCATGAAATCAGGGATTTTTTCACCAAGCAAGA